GGGCTCGCCGCGGGGCTCGCCGGGGCCGCACGCGAGGCGATGAGCTTCGACGCCGCGCTGACGCAGCTCGACGTCAACAGCGCGGGCGCGATCGGCTCGATGGGAGACTTCCGCGCGCAGGTGCTCGACGTCAGCAACGCCACCGGGCTGGCGCGTGAGGAGGTGCTCGCCGGGTCCGCGCAGTTCGTCGCGCTCACCGGTGACGGCAAAAACGCCGCCGAGGCGATGTCAACGTTCGCCCGCGTCGCCCGGGCGTCCGGTACCCCCGTCGACGACATCGCGCGCGCCGCGGCCGCGTTGAAGACGAACCTCGACATCGACCCGGCGCAGTTCGAAGACGCGTTCTCGGTTCTGATCCGCGGCGGCAAGGCCGGCGCGGTCGAGCTCAAAGACTTCGCCGGACTGCTCGCGACGCTGGCGCCCGAGGCCGCGAAGTTCAAGGGCGGCGGCGGGCTAGAGGGTCTGCGCGAGCTTAACGCGCTACTCCAAGTCACCCAGCGTGGCGCGGGCTCGGCCGGCGAGGCCGCGACCCAGCTATCGTCGCTGTTCGCTGCGGTCAACACCGAGCGCTTCGGCAAGGCGTCGGGGCTGAACGTGTTCGACGTCTCCAAGGACGAACAAGGCCGGACCGTCAAGTCGCTCAAGTCGGTCGACGAGATCCTCGACATGATCAGCAACTCGAAGCTCGCACGCGATCCGGAGCTGATGCAAAAGGCTCTCGGCCGCAAGGAGGCCGCGCGCGCCGTGACGTCGCTGCTTAAGCACCGCGACGCGATCCGCGAGATCAGGAACGAGACGATTGGCGCGAAGGACACGCAGGAGGATCTCGACAAGGTCATGTCGTCGACGTCGGCGCGCGCAAAAAAGGCGTGGACCGAGTTTAAAAACGTCGTCATGGAGGAGGCCGGCGTCCCGCTTCTCGACGCCGCGACCGTCGGGCTCGAGCGCCTCTCCGACGGCTTTCGCGGTACGTCGCTGCTGCTCCGCGGCGAGATCAAGAAGCTCAAGGAGGAGGTCAAAGCCGGGCAGAAAGAGGCCGCCGACATCGCCAAGTCAGGCGTAAGTCAGATCCTGCTCGGCGAAGAAGGCACCGAGGCGCACGTCCTCCGCCGCCAGCTGTTCGGTGACCGGTCGACCGACCCGCTCGCCGACCGCGGCAGCTTCAACCTGCTCGACATCGTCGGCCGGGCCGCGATCGCCGCGCGCCCCGTCGCGCGCGGCGAGGGCCAGGGCGTGCTCATCGACGCGCCCGCGACGATCTCCACGACGATCAACGTCAACGGCGCGTCGGGCGACAAGGAGGCGATCGGGCGCGAGGCCGAGCGCCGCGGCACGGAGGCGACACGCCGCGAGCTCGACCGGTGGGCGCGGTCGATCGCCTCAGAATTCGAGCCAAACTAATGCTCGAGATCGACGGCTACAGGATCGACTGCGAGGTCGAGTCGGATCACACGCGACGGGCGGAGGTCACCCTCCACCCGGTCGAGGACGGCGTCGAGATCGCCGACCACGTGCTGCTTACCCCGCTCGAGCTCTCTGTCCGAGGGATCGTCAGCGCGACGCCGATCGGCGCGGTGGCGGGGCTGCGGTCCGACGACCCGGTCGGCGAGGCGCTGATCAAGCTCGAGGAGGTGTACGAGGCGCGCGCCCCCGTCACCGTGCGCACGTCGGTCGACGAGTACGACGACATGCTCATGCAGGAGCTGACGATCCCGGCCTCGGTGCGGGTCGGCGACGCGGTCGAGTTCACCGCTAGATTCGTCCAGGTCGAGCGCGTCACGAACGAACGGACCACCGTCCCGGTCTCGCTGCCGATCGCGTCGGCGAGGTCTCGCCAGGGTGTGAAGCGTGGCAAGGCCTCCGGGGGTACGCGGTTCGACGCCACGACCGGCGAGCAGTTCGACCAGGACCCGATCGGTGCGAACCTCGACGACCAGGCGGCGCTGCGGTCGACGCGCGCGCAGACCGACAAGGCACAGGGCACCGACGATCTCTCCGACGTCTGGATCGCCACGAGTAGACTATGATCGAGATCCCGCTCACCGTCCCCGTCCTTCCGCGCTCGACGTTTTCGATCGAGCTCGCCGGCGTCGTCGCTGCGTTTGAGCTGCGGTGGAACTCGACCACCTCGGCGTGGTACCTCGACGCACGGACGCCCGCGGGCGTCGACGTGCGGCTCGGGATGAAGCTCGCGGTCGGCCGGCCGATCGGCTGGCGCTCGCTCGACCCCCGATTCCCCCTGAACGGCTGGCTCATGCTCGTCGACACGACCGGCGCACAGGAGGACCCCGGGTTCACCGACCTCGGTACGCGGCACCGGCTACTATTCGTCGACCGGTCGGATCTGCCGCGGCTGCCGGTCACCGTACAGCGCGTCGCCAACCCCCGCGCGTTCGTGCCGACCGACGGCCCAGACAGCGTGTACGTTCCACAGATCGCCGCGCACTGGGAGGCGCTCGGGATCCCGGCGCCGACGCGACAGTGGTCGACCCAGGTCGCGAGCGGAGATCTCACGGCGCTGATCGGGTCGGGCGACATGATCGCGTCCGGCGGGTCGCTCTTGTACGAGCAGTCGGCCAGCGGATGGGAGCAGCTGCTCGTGGCATCTGGGAGTTCCAGTCAGTTTTCCGCGTCGAACTCGGCGGGGGCGGGGGAGAGGTTCGCCGCCATCTGTTACGCCCGGTCCGGGGATATCTCCGGGAACTTGTTTTTGTCGCTCGGCGCTGGAACCGAAGCCGGCGCGCGCGCCAACGCCACGACGACAGGCAGCGGACGCGTTGAGTTACTCGAGGACCGCGGAGGGACTACTACGGAATCGGCCAACAACCATGCCGGCGTCGTCCGCCCTTACCTCGTGGTCGCCGAGCGCGATCTGTCGACTCAGTTATTCCACCTCTACACCGACCTCGAGCAAGTCGACGAGTCGTCGTCGGGGGGAGCAGGCGGCGCGGTGATGGGTGACTTCCGGTTCGCGGCCGGTGGGTCACAGAACTCCAACCTCCGCGGCCCCGTCGTCGCGTACTGGGACGGCGACGGAGTCGACGCCCTCGAGTCCGCCGGGATGCTCGACGAGGCCATGCTCGAGACCCTCGGCTGGGAGATCCCGTACTAATGGGCGAGCTGTTCAACCGCCGCGCTGCTGTCGCCCTCACACACGACGGCGCGTCGACGATCGTCCGCGATCTCCGCGTCGCGTTCAACGTGATCCAAACCCTCGACCCCGAGCCGAACGAGGCCAACGTCGAGATCTACGGGATGTCCGAGGCGAGCCGCGCTGCACTGCCCGAAGACGGCGTCCGGTTGACGCTCGACGTCGGGTACGGCGACGACCTCGCCCGGCTGTTTGCCGGTGACGTGATCTTTTCGTCGACGCGGTTCGAGGCGCCCGAGGTCGTCACCGAGATCCAGGTACAGGACGGCGTCCGTGGCCGTCGCGCCAAGATCGCCAAGACCCTCCGCCGTGGGGCGCCCGCCCGCCGCGCGCTGCAAGAGCTGCTCACCGCGATGGGCGTGACCGCGCCAGCCGACGTGCTCGCTCGCCCGGAGCTGGCCCGGCCCTACCTCGCCGGGATGACCCTGACCGGTGACGCCGGCGACCAGGTGACCAAGCTGATGCGTCGCGTCGGGCTCGAGTGGACGGTGGTTGACGGCGAGCTGCTCGTGCTGTCGTCGACCGAGACCCGCGGCGAGGCCGTCGTGATCTCGCAGGACACCGGGATGATCGGCTCGCCGTCGGTCGGCCCGCCGGACAAGAAGGGCGGTCCGAAGGTCGTCAGCGCGAAGACGCTCGTCGACCCGCGCGTTCGCCCCGGCGGGCTCGTGATGATCCGCTCGCGCACCGTCGAGGGGCTCCACAAGGTCGTCCGCTGCGAGCACGCCGGCGACACCCACGCCGACCCGTGGTACACTACGATCGAGGCGAACCCTCGATGAGCACGCCTGTCATTACCACCGCGATCCGCGCTGCCCTCGCCAAAGCGGGGGCGGCCACGATGGTCATGCGTCCGGCGCGCGTGACCGCCTTTCGCGACCCGGCGACCGTCGACGTACAGCCGCTCGGGCTCGACGTGGTCGTCGAAAATGTCCCAGTCGTGTATCCCGGCTCGGGCGGCGTGCGGGTCCGCTTCCCGATCGCCGCCGGCGACTCGATCATGCTCGTGTTCGCCGACATCGCGATCGACGAGTGGCTCGCGTCGGGTCGCTTCGAGGCGCCCGCGGACCCGCGGTCGCACGACGTCACCGACGCTGTCGCGATCCCCGGACTGCTGCCCGGCGGCAAGGGCAACAAGGCCCCGACGATCGAGTTCACCGGGTCCGGCACGATCGAGATCGGTGGGTCCAGCGCGCTCGTGACGCTGGCCGAGTTCAACGCGCACACCCACCCGGTCCCGGGCGTGACCACCGGCGCCGGCGCGACCACGAGCTCTGCGCCCGCGCCGATCGCCCTCGGGACCACGATCCTAAAGGGGGGCTGAATGTCCGCGTTCACCCTCGACGACGGCGACCTCGCTGACCCGGTCGTACTCGTCTCCGGGCTCGACGCGATCCTCCAGGGGATCGAGGTCCGGCTGCGGATCGTGCGCGGCGAGTGGTTCGCAAACCAGCGCCTCGGGTTGCCGTACTACCCGAACGACATCGTCGCGGACGCGGACGCGATCCTCGGCGGCAAGGCGACGCGGACGCGGCTCACGCGGATCCGCCGCCAGGTCGTCGAGATGATCAAGAGCACGCCCGGCGTCGACCGAGTCGTCGAGGTGACGCTCGAGCTCGACGGCCGTAACCTGTCGATCGGGTACACGGCGATCGCCGGCGACGAGGTGGTGACCGGTGCCGTATAGCCCGCCCGCGTACGCGGACCTCCGCGCCGATCTCGTCGACCGCGTACGCGCGCGCGTCGACGGCGACCTCGATACGTCCGACGGCGAGCTGCCCGGGCAGTTGACCTCGTTGGCGTCGCTGGCGCTCGCGGAGGCCCACGAGAAGATCGCCGAGTTCGTTGACGCCCGCGACCCCGACAACGCCGCCGGAACGGCGCTCGAGACCCACGCCGTCTTTGCCGGGCTCGAGCGGGCGTCCGGCGAGAAGGACGGCACGCTCCGGCGACGGCGCGAGGACGAGCTGTCAAAGCCGATGGCGACGTCACGCGATGAGTTGTGGCAGGCGATCACCGAGATCGACGGCGTGTTCGATGTCGTGATCATGACCGACCCCGACACGGCGTACCTGGCGGCGATCTACACGATCTATGATGACGCCGTGTCGACGCCGGAGACGGCGATTGCCGAGGCGCTGCTCGAATGCCTCCCGGCCGGGACGCAGCTCACCGACCCGGGGACCGCGACCACCTGCCAGGCGACCGACTCCCAGGGCGTGACGCAGTCGTTCGACGTGCAAAACCTCGAAGGCGCCGATGGCGAGATCACGGCGGTCCTGGACATCACCGTAATCGTGCCGAACGTCGACGACGTGTCGGACGCCGAGGTCGCCGCCGCGGCGATGCCTCCGGACGTCGACTCGTTCGACGAGGGCGAGGCGCCCGCCGACGCGGCCCTCGTGCTGAACACCGGGGCGAGAAACACGCGATTCGGCTACCCGATCACGCGGGCCGACGTCACCCGGCGGATCTTCGCGGCGCTCCCACAGGTGCTCGACGTCGCCGTGCTCACCACGTCGCTGGCGCTCGACGTCGACGTCCCGCTCGGCGAGACCGAGGCGGCGGTGTGGCACACACCCAACTTCACGATCACGGTGACGGCGGCATGAGCATCACGAAACCCACGGACCTGCTGTCGGAGCTGGTCGGCGACATGCCGATCGCGGAGGCGAACCTGGGCCCGCTACTCGTCGTGCTCGAGGAGTTCGTCGAGCTGCTCGAGGAGATCTATGACGCCGCGATCGCGCTCGACGTACCGCTCGCGGAGGCCGAGGACGTCGCGCTCGAGGCGCGGGTCGGGTTAACGGGCGTGCTGCGCCTGGCACCGGCACCGGCCACGGCGGTCGTGACGCTCACCGGGGATCCCGGGGCGGTGGTCCTCGCGGGGACTCGAGTCGCTACGGTACAGCCGGTCGAGACCCCGGGCGAGTTCGCGACTGGGAACGATGATTCGAACATTGGGACGAGCGTGTACGATCGACTTCTCGGATCGGCCGAGGCGCGCCAGTCGTTCACGACCGATGAAGCTGTGACCCTGCGGCGAGTTCGGGCGGTAACCAACGGCGACGCAGTGGTTGCCGGAGAGTTCGTCATGTACACGCTGGGCGGCGTTGGGGGAGGCCTCGGACCGACGGCCGGGTTTGCCAACAATCGAGGCCAATGGGTGATCGAGATCCTGACCGGGGGGACATTCGCGGGAAACGACGGCTCTCCTATATGGTCGATCCCGGGCGACGACATCTTGTCGGACTCCTCGACCGTCGTTTTCAAGTGCCTCGGCCGAGGATCCGCGATGGCCGAGGTCGCCGTTACGTCCGTGGACCCGGAACTGCTCGGACCCGAGGCTGGCGTGCTCGCCGAGCTCGGGTCACAGAACGACTACGAGGACGTCCGGTCCATGCTCCGCGGGGTTGTACTCGTCGAGGACGCCGTCCCCGGGCTGCTCGGCGTGATCAACCGAGAGGCGGGGGCCGACGGCCGGCTGCTCGAGGCCGCCGCCGATCTACTCGCACGGGCACTCAAGCCCGGCGCTGCCGCTGCCGGGCTCGGGACGAACCACGGTGTCGGCGACCACGACGGGTCGACCACGAACGCGCTGGCCGCCACGGTCGACGCTACGCTGGCCCGCGTGCCTGGCGTGGTGTGGTCCCGGACCGAGGTCGACTACACGACCAGCCGGATCGAGTCGGTGGTACTCGGCGGCCGTGACGATCAGGTCGCGCGGGCGCTCTACGAGATGATCCCGGTGGGGCTGCTGTTCGGCGAGGGCACGGCGATCTCCGTGCGCGGGCTCGACGGACGACTACACACGGTTCGCGTGGGCCGGCCGGACGCCGAGCCGATCGACGAGATCACCGCGACGCTGCTGGTCGACCCGGACCTTTACCCGGGCGAGCTCTACGCACTCGAGACCGTCCACTCGCTGACGTTGATCCCGAACGTACCGGTCCCGAACCTGGCCGGCGCTTCGGACCACCGCCGCGAGCTCTCCGAGGTCGAGCACGATCCGATCTTCGGAGTCGGTGACGACGTGTACGACTCGCAGATCGCGAACGCGCTGCTCACCGTCCCGGGCGTGCTCAACGTGACCGGCGTGGCGATCGACGGCAGCCCCAAGAAGTCGATCACCTCGAACAGCTACGCCCAGTTCGACGTGGTGACGTTCATGGTCCAGGAGATTTAATGGCGCTCCGCGATTACCTGCAATCTCAGTGGATCGGGAAGGCGAATGTCGAGGGGGCGGTCGACGCGCTGGACACGTCTGCCAGCCGGGTCGCGACCGACGTCGACGCGCGGGTGCTCGAGTTGCTGATCGACACGGCGACCGAGGACGAGCTCGACGAGTACCTAAGCCTGGTCGGCCCGAGCCGCGCGCAGATCGACGCGGCGATCCGTGCGAACACGTCGAACGCGGCCGACCTGACGCTCGCCCTGTACCGCCGGATCGCCAAGGGCGCCGGGGCGGCGTCCCGGTCGTCGGGGGCGATCGAAGACCTGTACGCTGTGTGGGTCGCAATAGAGCCGGACCTCGACGCCGAGATCACGACGCCGTTCACCGCGGGCGCGGTCGCGTTCGACACCGAGTCGATCCCCACGTCCGGCGACGCCGACGTCGACGAGAGTTACGAGGCCGTGATTGGCCTCGTGCTCAACGGTGCCGCGCCGCTCGGAGTCGTGGTTACGCTCACGACCGGGGCGATTTAAGGTACTCGACCGCCCGCCGAAGCTGCCACCGATGCTCGTCGGCGGCGGCGGCGTAGGCGGCGTAGGCGGCGGCGGCGGCGGCGGCGGCGTAGGCGGCGGCGGCGGCGGCGTAGGCGGCGGCGGCGGCGGCGGCGGCGGCGTAGGCGGTGGCGGCGGCGGCGGCGTCAGCGGCGGTGGCGACGTAGGCGGCGACGTAGGCGGCGGCGGCGGCGGCGGCGAGCGCCGCCGCCCGGGCGTGGGCCGATCGTCCAGCGTACCCGGTCGGTCCGGGAGAGCATTCGCGAGACGATCCACCGGGCGTCCTCGTGATCGAGCCGCTCGAGTACCGGTAGGACGTCCGACGCGGCGATCGAGTCCCCGCCGAGCGCGGCACGGACGCGATCCTCCGGCCAGTTGGAGCAGGGTCGGAGTGCCATGATCTGGGCGACGGTGATCCGTCGCGGACGTGGTTTGAGTCCCATTAGAGCTCCAGTCGACCGTCGACCACTCGCGCACGCGGCGGGATCACGATCGAGAGTCCGGCGACCACCATGGTTTCCGGTTTGAGTCGCGACACGGCCGCGAGTATCTCGGCGACGCCCGGCGTTCCGGCCGGGGTGATCAGGAGGATGTCGCTGCGGCATGACCGGCAGCGCCCGCCGACCCCAACCTCGGCCAGGTCGTCGAGCGACTGAATGTACGCGGTCTCGACCACCCGGAGGAGGTCGGCGACGTTGGAGGGGTGGTGGTCGAGTTCGCGGTGGATCTCGAGGTCCGCGGGGTCGGACAGGTCGAGCACGAGGCCGGCGTCTGTGGTGGTGTTGTCTTTCATGTCCTGTCCTTCGGCCGATCTCGGCCGGGCTTTAGCTCTATCTCACACCTTCGCCGTCGGGGCGGGTAGCGCACGCCCCGGACCCCGGCTCCTGTCCGTCCGGGTGTAGGCCCTCGTAGCAGCGCGCACACAGCGCCCGACGGCAGGTCATACAGTGCCGTGACGTCTCGCGGACGCGGCAGTAGTGGCATGTCGGGGCCGTCTCGACGATGATAGCGCCGGGCATCAGGTCCGCTCCTCGAGAACGTCCCGGTAGGTCTCGACGAGCACCCTGAGCGCCTCGGTCACGGGTTGAGCCGCACCGCGCATCGCCAGCTCGGCCGTCACGGACTCGAGGGTGTCGGCGGCGGACCGAAGTGCGGCCTCGAGCGCGGCGACGCGGTCGACTAGCTTCTCGCGATCGAGTGCTACGGCGACGCGCTCCTGGTCGAACTTGGCGATCTTGCGTTCGGCGACCCCGAGCAGCCCCGACAGGTGGCGAACCACGCCGATCGTACGCTCCTCGGCCCCGAAGTCGCGGAGCCGGTCAACGGTGCGGTCGCGGCCGTCCGGCGTGGCGAGCTCGCGGAACGTGATCGTCACCGACGACCGCCGTGGTCGGATACGCTTCGTGTCGCGCGTCATTGCCGCGGCCCCCTGCCGTAGTCGATCATCGGGTCGCCTCCGGCCACGCCTTCTCAAGCTTGGCGATCGTTTCGTCGAACCCGCCGTCCAAGAACCCTAGCGCCTCGACCATTGCCTTGACGTACGCCAAGTCATCGGCGAGGGCGATAAGCGCGTCCTCGCAGCCAGGGTAGTCCCCGAGGGCGGTCTCGAGCGCGTCGCGGAATTGCCGATTGTTCACGACCGGATCTCCTCAACCGTCGCGCCACCAAGATCGGCACAGCACGAGACGCGGTAGGTCCGCCACCGGACGCCGTCGTGGCGGTCGACCACGTTCGAACCGGCGGCCCCGCAGCGGCGGCACCTGATCGGCTCGGGGATCGGGCGGTCCGCGGCGTGGCGGTGGAGTCCGTGGGCGAGCAGGGCAGCGGGGTGCATTACGACTCCTCCGTCTCGACGTCGTAGATCTGGCGCAGCGCGCCCTCGAACGTCGAGCTCCATGCGACATCCGCGCCGGAAGTGTCGACAGTCACCCAACCGTTGTTGACGTTGTCCGGGTCGATGGCGACGACCTGGTACTGGTTCCCGAGGATCTCGACGATCCAGGCGTGAGCCGTGAGATCGACGGGATAAACACTGAGATTCTCAACCATGCTCCTTCTTACTGCACGAGGCGTGCCGAGTTACGTCCGTGTCCAACACCACGAAAAGAAACACCCCGCGGGACGGCAGGGTGTGACTAGTTGGCGCAGTGTCGTCGACAGCGACAGGGTCAGCTGTCCCCACCGTACACCGCCTCGAGCACGAGTGGGAGGTACTCGTCGGCCCAGGCGTCGCCCGGACACGGCTTCATCGTGTTCACGTCGCGGTGGAGGACGTGGTTCTCACGGCGCGTCCCGTAGGCGTCGCGGATCGCCGCGGCCACCCGGGCCATCGCGATCACCTGCTCCGGTGTCGGCTCGTCGCCGAGCTGTCCTACCGCCTCGATCGAGATCGTGTCCGTGTTCGGATGCCGGCCGCGCAGCGGGCGTGAGTTCGGACCACCCGCGTGGTAGGCCCGGGAGTCGAACGCAATCATCTGGACAATCTCGCCACGGCGGCCGATCGTCACGTGCCACGACGACTTGCCGCGGCCGTGTTGCTCGGCGTCGTACGGGACGGTCCGGCGGCGAGCCATCGACTCGACCCCGCCGCTCGTGCCGGTGAGGTGGTGGACGACGTCGCGTTGCCCGTTCGGCCCTCCGAACCAGTCGGGGTGTGACGGGATCTTGCGGACCCTGTGGCCGCACAACCAACCGCCTGCGATACGGATCGGGTCGGACCCGACGGCGACGCGAAGGGCGCGGACCTCCTCGATAGTGCGCAGGTGCGAACGCACCCGGTGCGAAGCCGAGAGCGCGGCGCGGGTCCTCGGGCCGAGCATTCCGTCCGTGGTGAGCTGGGCTCCGGCCTGGAACGCTCGGACGACATCGACGAGCGACAGGTGTCCGCCTATCGCGGCCACGATTAACGCGTCGACGTGCTCGTACGTGATCCGGCCGGCGTCGAACTCGCGCCGGTTGTACTGCTCGGGCTTCATCCTAGCCACCCCTCGACGATCCCCCGGACCATCGAACATAGGAGGTCAACGCCGCGGACCGCCGGCCGGACCAGTGCGTCGTACGGAGCGCGGAGATACGCGGCTTCGCTGACGTGCGCCGCATCGGCGGCCGTTCGGCGTTCGGGGCACTCGAGCCGGAGAACCTTGCCACCCTCGGCTTGGATCGCGCGGGCTTCGTTCGGGAAGCGCACGTCATCGATCACGGCGACATCGGGCGCGGACTCGAGAATCGACTCGATACAGTAGTCCGTCCAGAACGACTTGCCGAGCACCGCCCGGACGCCCTCGGTTCCGAGTCGTTGAAGGAACCACCGGGGCGAGAACCCATAGCGGTCGTCGACGGACTCTTTCTCGGCCTGGGTCCCGTAGACCTGTGCCTCGGAGAAGTCGAGAGTCCGACGCGCGATCTCCTTGAGCGGCCGCGCGAACGAGTAGCGCTTCGCGGTGTACTGCCGCTCGAGGTACTCGGCGACGGTCGACTTACCGGCGCCCGCCGGACCCATGACTCCGATGATCAGCGGGCGCGTCACGACGCCCTCCCGAGGATCACGGAGAGCGGCCGATCGAGGTACCGATCGAGCACTCGAGTTTCCTCGCGGGCCGCGCCGGTCTGCTGGTCGACGTAGCGGTAGCGGCCGATCTCGACGACCTCGTATGGCGCGTCGCCGGATCGCTGCTGGAGTTCGAAGTCCTCGAGCTCGAAGCGACGGTTGCTTATGGTGTCGTTCATGTCTGCTCGAACCGGAACGGGGTGATGATTGTTCCCAGTTTCTCGTCGTGGTCCTGCGCGACGCCGACTTCAATGAACCGCACGTCGCCGACCGGGTAACCCTCAACGGCCTCCCATAGGAACTGGCCGCACGGCTCACCGACGAACCCCGCCGAGCGGGCGTGCCCATTCGGCGGAACCAGCGCGCCGTTCCAGACTACGCGCGGGTTGCGGGGGTGGTAGCGCGGCGTGTGGAAGTGGCCGAACGCCCAGGCGTCGAACTCGACGCCGAATGCGCGGGTCGAGTTGATCCGGTCGAGTGACTGCGCGT